CCAGATCCCTGACCTCCACATCCCCAGGGAGGTTGAGCCATCTGACGCTACCTTTTCGGTGGCTGCGATTCCGGCGAAGTAGTCGTTCCCAGATGATGCGCTCGCTGTTCTTGGATCAGCAACCTTACAAATAGTGCCCTTCTCGATGCCTGTCGCGTCTTCGACAGTGAAGCGGACCGCCTTTCCCCACTTCTCGATTGGGACTGCTTCGTTAGCCATACAGATTTTTTGGATGGGGTCTTTTTAAATGTTACTTTTTTATACTCTTCCTCATCTCGATTACGAACTTATTGAACTGATTCCCAACCTCCATTTCAGCAGTAGCAAGGCCCTTCGCATACCACAACCTCCCCGCCACGTAGCACGCCGGGACGTAGATTATTCCCAATAGAATAGTAGTGATCCAGTCCCCTGATGCGAACCCGAAAAAAGCTATCAGATATTTCAGATATCCCAGAATCCCATAACCTTTGTCGAAAAAGGCCTTGTGGAGGATGATCTTAAATCTCCTCGATTCCGTTGATAAACCGATCCCTCTTAACACCGATTCCAATGATACTGACATGAGGATGCCTCTGCTTGAATCTATTCGGCGGGACCTTCTTCCGGATCTTCCCTAGCTTCAACATTCTCCGGAGGAGATCCCCCCAGTGACCCGCCCTCTGATCATAAGGCTGGACCGCTCCCAGGACCTTCTCGAGATGCTCTTCCGGGAACACGATCTCGAAGAGCTGGATCGGCCTCACTGATACCTGGAGTTCTCCCTTTGGCTTGTTCTTGTCGTATTCGAAGGGCAGGTATTGCGCCAGGAGCTCCTGCTTCCAGCGTTCTAGCTCCGGCTCATTTGCTCTGGCTATCACATAGAGGTGCATCATTCCACTTCCGGGTAAGGCCTGAGTCCTGTCCCTTTGAGTAGTTCGTTCGCTCGCTGCTTTCCTTCGGTATCCCTGTCAGCTGGCGATCCGCTCTCGGATTTTCCGTGATGCTCTGCCTCAGAAATCAGCTTCCGGAGATCTGCCCTTTTTTTGTCGATATCCTTTTCCAGCTTCTCGAGCTCGGCCTTCTTCTCGTCCAGGGCCTTGTGTTCTAGCTTCTCAGCATCCTTGATTTCCTCGTCAGCCCTTCTCTGCTTGAGGGGCTTCTTGTCCTCCGATTTCTTGGAATCATCCGAGGGCCCCTCTGCGCTCTTGTCACCAGAGAGAGTATCACTTACCAGCTGCTTATCCTTCTCGCTTGGTTCCTCCGACATCTTTTCTCATCTCCATGTTGTTTATATTCCGACGCTTTCCCTGATCCTCAATGAGTTCTGGTGCTATACTAGCAGGGAAGTTGTAACTGATTTCCAGGCCCAGCTGACCCTTTGATTGTGCCTCGAGCCACCTTTGATGATGCTCAATATTTTGCTGCCAGGCCAAATATAGGATCTTGGAGCTCGCCTCGGTGGTTTCCTGGCCCCAGCCCATGATCACGTCAGGCACGCCCTCTGCGATTATGAAATATTTTTGTAGCCAATTCAGCCAGGGAAGCGGGTCCAGAGTCGAATACTGAGGGATGCTCATCCGCTCCATGCTTGCGGTTCCCTTCGGGATTATCAAGTTCTCCATGTTCTCGACGGCCTTGTCGAGCTTTGCCTTGAAGTTTGCGATGACTGTTTCATCGTCCTCGTCCACTTCTGTAACGAGCAGGGGCTTCACGTAGCGGTGGAATACGATCCTGAGATCCTTCACGCCTTCGTTGACGGCATCAATAATCGATGTGAGCTTCTCGATGGTGCTCCTGCCGTGTGGCTCGTCTCCGATCCTGTTCCACATCAGATGGAAGATCTGCTTCGGCTTGAACTCGATCTCCTTCTTCTTCCTGGAGCCCTTTTCGTCTGAGTAGACTACTACCTGGATATACTTTTCTATCATCCCATGCTTATTTGAGTATATCACCATTGTCCCGGGGTTGATCGGTTTCAGGTTCGTGATCTTGTTCCTGGAATTCCTCACAATCTCTGCGAATGCGTCTCCTCCCGTGATCGCAGTCACCACCATATTGAACATAACGTCGTGGAAAGAGTCTTTCCCGTTGCCCACGATTTTCTCGAGGATATCCTCAACACCCTTCTCCGCCTCGTAGCCCTTTCCAAGAATCCATATCGCCTTCTTGTTGATCACCGCCTGGACCTCCGGAATGTTTTTGTAGTAGCCGAACCATTTCTTCCAGTTCGGGTAGTATCTCGTTCCAGGGTAATCCTGCTGCGCCGTCGGGACCGTTCGTCTAAAATCAGTTTCTGTTTCTTCGGTCTGGTTGATCGAGTTCATCGCTGTGTAATCTGCGCTTTCTAGTCTTGTCTCAGCCATGAGATTGTATTGTAAACGTCACTTTATAAGCGTTTCATCGAATGTAGATCTCACACCAGTCTACGTATAGATTCTGAACCTGACCCTCCGCACCCGTCTGGATTAAAAACTGAGCACCTATTTCCTCATCCAGGGTCGGTAGCGGAGTTACGTGGGAAACTACGCAGATCCCGTTCACCCAATATTCTACCCTTTCCCCTAGCCGGTAAACGATCTCGATCATGTTGTATTCTCCCTCTAAAAACCCAAATTCTGAGCTGTCTGTGCTGTCAGTATCGTCCGCTGTGTGAGCCTTTGCCGTGTTTAATGTGTTTGTTGGCCAATGGCCTATTATCATCGAATTTTGTGCGCTCATCAGCCCAAAATAACAAGTTGCTTCGTTTGCTGCTGTCAGGTTCATTTTCACTCGAGCTCTTAATCGAATTATTTTATGTTTCTCCGGTGTCCAGGACAGCAAGAGAAGAACTCACGGAAATAGATCCGTCTCCATAATTATCCTCAGTCCATCGTTGGGTCTTGAGTGCGGAGCCGAGGAACTCGTCGTAAAACTCCGGCTGACCGAGCTCCTCATCGTAGAACTCCTTCCGGTTCCCAAAACGAGCCTCGACTTCCCCGTCCCCAGGCTGACGGTTGAAGAGCTCGCTGGTCCCGAACAGTCCCGGGAGTTTAAGGGCCATGTCATGCTCCATCCATGAAGGTCTGCTTCTTCATGTCCATGATCGCAGCGAGCAGCCGGTTGAATTTTGCCCAGTGGACATTGATCATGTCCTCGGCCTCGATCCTTGTAGTGTAAGCGCTCATGTTGTAGGTTATGAAGTCTATTGCGACCCAGCAAGCAGCTGCCTCTGAGAGGATGTATTTAACGTCTGCGTTGAGTCCTGCGAAGTTATCACTCCAGTTATAACGTGTGACGACGTTGATGTAGCTCTCCGCCTGGAGGCAGGCAGCGTTTATGTTCGCTTCCGTGTATCCCGTAGTGTCAACGTTCTCGCCGACCTTTACGTCGATCTCGGCCTTGGTAGCAAAGATGCCGCTGTGAGCCATGCTGATTTTTTAGAAGCTCGCTATAAATAGCTTATGGCCCCGCTCCCGGACGCACCAGCAGGCCCTCACGAAGGCCTCTGCGAGGTGGCTATATTTCCCGTAGAGCTTGAGGTTCTTCTCAGAGGTGTATTCGAACTCGATGGATTTGAGGCTCTTCATCAGTGGGAGATTGTAAACCATTTCAAGTTTTCCGGCTTCCATCAGCATCAGGGCGTTCGAGTAGAGATCTTCTTTCATTATGGCTCGTTTTCGATCCTCCTTGTCGACGCTCCTCCTGGCGTTGTTGATCCCCACAACTCTACGCCCGACCCTCTCGAGAAGGATGTCCAGGACACCGCCTCCGATTCCTGCGTCATCTATAAAGATCCGTTTGAAGTGGAACTGCTCATCGAGTTTGAGGGTTCGGCCTATTGTGTCAGTGAGGCTCATTCTCTGGGTGGTCAATGCCTTTACGATTTTTATATTCTTCCGGTGATCCATCTCGGCGACGATGTAAGCTGTTTCGTCTGCCCCATACCTTGCGATATCTATTCCGAGATAATATGATTTTCCTTTCTCGAGATCCTTCCTGGTGTCCCAGGGCCCCAGAGTGCTCACCTTCTTGATCAGATTCGTCGGGAAGAACTGATTCCACTCGTCTACGAATTCCCCGAGATATTCCTGGGCATACTCCATCTTGGTCATCCTGGACTTCTCCCTGATCAGGAACTTCTTATCTATCCTGGTGCACGTCTCCGAGCTCACATGGATCTGGAGGAAATCCGGATCGTGATGGCTGTCATAGAAATATCCGCCCTTTCCATAAGGCGTGCTCAGCAGGATGATCCACCCGAAGCCCCGTGTCTCCCTCGAGACAGCGACCATCGGGAGGATCGAGTTCCAGACCGGCTCCGGAACGAAGGCTGCCTCGTCTACGATCAGCAGATCTATTGTCAGGCCCCTGATGTAGGCTCCCGTTCTTCCCACAGCCAGACAATGAATAATCGAATCGTTTTTTAGGACGATTTTTGTCTTGGTCGGTGGTTCCTTGTATATCGAGCCCTTGAGCCTGACCTCCCGGAGCTCTCGAGGGGTCGGAAAACGTCCCCGCTTCTCCTGGAACTTATTCATCTTCTCAGACACCATATCATCATCCATTTTGTCAAATAAGCCCCTGATCTTCTCGAACAGAAATCCTGCCTGGTTGAGAGAAGCAGCCACCACCAAGATCCTGACTCCCCTGTTCTCGAGAGCGAATCTCTTTGCCTTCTCAGACACCACCGTGCTCTTTCCGACTTGCCGGCCTGTCCGGAGCGTTGCGTTTCCCTCGTGTTCCAGGACACGAGTTTGCCAGGGGTCGAACTTAAAGGTATCCATAGAATCGAAACCAAATCCTGTTAAAAACTTCGTCGTCGTCCAGGATCATTGTCCACATATTCCCCCAGAGCACTGCGACGTATTGTTTCTCGGAGATCGTAAGCGCCCAGCCCCGCTGCTCGTAAAAGAGCTCGATGTCTGCGAGCAGGCCTGCGATGTCGCTCCTGGAGGAGTATTCGATACCTCGGCGCAGGGCTGAGTTCCCCCCGTGCATGGCTTTATATTGGTTCATCGTGCTCGACATGAAGCCTTCCACTTCTCCGGCGCTGAGCTGCCCGTGCACGTCGATGTAGACGATCCAGTCCTGCCAGACTCCATAACTCACTTCTCTCTTTGTCGGGTCTTCTTCTGTCCAGATGTAGTAGTGAGTTGTCCATTGAGTCGGGTAGCCCAGCTTTCCGCTCCAGGGCCAATGTTTGTCCAGGAGAGCTCCTCCAGGTACCTTGATTCCGACCTTGTTTTCGCCCTCGCTCCAGACCTTGTTGTAGGGGACTCCGAAGTAATCTAGCATATCATGGGCCCCTCCCGTGCCGTCATAAAGGTGGCTCGGGAAATGGATTTTATATGAGTCGTCTCCGGTTCCGGAGCCCGTGCCCATGTATTCAAACCAGCAGCCTCCCCATGGGCCTCCTGAAAGGTAGACGTTGCGCCCCTTCTGGAGAGCTCCGCTCCAGGTCTTGCTTACTCCTCTCCGGTGGGTTGGCTGTGTCCTGGTTGAGGTCACGGCGGTGAATATCTTGTTTCCATATTTATCGTTTCCGAGGTCCACGTATTTGATCCAGCCCTTTGTCTTCTTGGATTGTTTCCAGGCCCCGCATCCGTGACTCCCACTCATCTAAAGTTTTTTGTAACAGAATTTTTAAAGGCCGGGGTTTATCCTAACTAAACGCACCGGCAAGCTCGCTATGTTGTGGTGTGTGTGGTTGTGTTGTTGTTGTTGGTTGGTGTTGTTGTCGTTGTTATTTATGTTGCTGTGCTCTTTATGTTGTTATGAAGAGCAGAAGAAGGAGGAAACGGCTATATAATCAGGCTGTGCGGGATGCTGAGTTACGTATTACCAACAAGGTGTTAGAACGCATGAGAGAGCTACAACAACAGCACCCTCACGAACTACCACCACCATCACGACTAGAGTTGAGATGGATGAAAGGAGTGGGGAGCAAATTGAGCCAACTAACCAAGAACCAACATAATCCAAGACCCAAGACAAAGATACCGGCCCGAACCAACATCAAAGGGGGCCGGGTTTAGTTGTTTCCCCGATTGAAGGAGGGGAAACAACAGTTGTATGTGGGAGAGTGAACCGCTGACCCAATGAACCAATAGACTCAAGGATTAAGAACCAAGAGAACCAGGCTCTCTGGGCGGCCGAGTGCAGTAGGCCGCCCCTAGTGAGGCGGGGCGAGTGCAGTGAGCCCCGACTCACATTGATTCCGGACCCAATGTAACCGGTAATTACCCGACTTAACATAGATACTCCAATATATAGGTCCGAATATATATAACCCTAAATATACTTATTTATCTTTATATTCCAGGCGGTTATGAATATATAAACCCCCTTTACCAATAAACCAACAGGACCAATGAGCCCGAAGGGAGCCCAACGGGCTCGAGGTCTGGAGCCAGGCCCAATGACCCGCAGAACACAGGAATCAATTACTTCTTCTTCCAGACGGTTCCTCTTTCAGGGACCTTGGACTTCACCAGGACTCCGGCTTTGCCTAGCTTGTCTGCGATCCTCCAGACCATCAGATATCTTCGGGATCCCGCCAGGACATTTTCCTGGAAGATCTCCTCAGAGATCTCTGTGATGGTTCCGTCGTCGTTCTTGTCCAGGTATCCCAGGAGCTGGTTCTCGATGTTTATGTTCGAGTCGTCCACGTCGTCCTCCTCCTTGGGTTCTGTCTCATATTCAATTGTTTCAGGCTCTGAAACAGTCCGCTTATTGTCGATTTCCTTCTTTGTTGACTTCACGAGCTCTTGTAACAGGATTAGTTCGTGCTCGTCTTCAACTACGACTTTTATTGTTATTGGGAACTTGTCTTGTATGATCTCCAACTTCATCACCTCCATGGCGGTTTATCACTTCTTCCATCCGACTCAATATCTTGGATCTGAGCTCTGGTTCCAGCCACCAACTCTCCCAGGGGATCCCCCGAGCGCCCCTGGACAGCGCAGAGGCCTCT